CCTAAACCAAGCTAAGTTACAAATATCAAGAGCTAACATTTTACAAGGTTTAGGCGCAGACCTAACTACAGTTAACCGTAGAGCTAATTTAGCTCAACCTTACATAGACGCAGCTAATAATGCTATACGCCTTAATCGTACAACAAGAGATCTTTATCACAACCTTGGCAGAGCAACTGCAAGTGCTAAGCAACTAAACGCTGTTTATCATGGTGCTGCTGATGCAACATCAAGAATGTTCAACAACATGTTTAGTCCGATGCCTATGCTTCGCTCAATGGGACAAGGCATCAAGAATGTAGGTACTATGCTTGGTGGTTATTATCAGCAAGCAAAAAGAACCTACCAGGCTAACACGCAGATGAACAGAAGCTTCTATGACGGAAGTTCTGCTATCAACGCTTGGTGGAATCACTTTGGTCGTATCGCCATTGGCTTTACTATTGCTTATCGAGCAATGAACGCCTTTGAAGCGCTTTTAGGAAAGCTCACATCTACACTGAAAGGTGCGATAGTAGAAGCTGGTGAGTTTGCTACACTTCAAGGCAAGCTGGCTATGTTTGCTGTTATGGCATCTAAGAATACTCTCGACTTTGACGAAGCTTATGAAAAAGCTGCTGGAAGCATACAGGAATTAGCGAAAGCTTCTGTTACCAGCATGTCATCTATTCAAGAGCTTAGTGTTGCTATGGACGAACTTGCACAGGCCGGCGTTTTTGTAAAGCCGGGACAGATGAAGGAATTTACCGCATTTGTTGACTTTACTTCGTTAGTAGCACAGACAACTGGTGATAACGTTAGACAGATTCGTTCTGAAATCAACGCTTTGATGGAAGGGCAGCTCAGAGCAAACAACACCCTTATCAGAATGATGCTCAAGTATGGTATGCTTGACGCTAAGATGGTCAAAGACCTCAAACAGATGAAGAATCGTTCAGAGGCTTTTGAACTTATCATTAAAAAGATTTCTCTGGTATGGGATAAGTTCCTTGATAAAGTCTTGCGAAGTGATCATGCACTTGCTTTTGGTGTGTGGGAAAAAAGCATCAAGCGTACACTCATGGTAGTTATTGCTATGTATAGTGGAGCTAAAGGTGAGATAAACATCTTTGCCGCTACCATCAAAAAGCATATTGATGACTGGAATAAGTCTTTCTCAGGAGATATTACTGGTAATAAAACTGCGAAACAGTTTGCGGTTCTGTTTGATTTGATAAATCGTGGGTTGGAAATAGCTCTAACATCGTTTGAAAAGATGTTAAAGTTTGTAGCTCAAGCGGCTACAGTAATTTATAATCTGCGTGAACCAATTATCACTATAGCTAAAGCCTGGTTAATGTGGGAAACAGTAATGGTCAGCGGTAAAATATTTACCGGGGTAGCTACTAAGATATGGAACCTTCATATGGCTTTAGCTGCTACTGAGAAGACATTGCCAGTCCTTGCAAAGAGATTTGCACTTACTTTTGGGATTTTAATAGGTGCTACTCTTTATGCAGCATCAGCTTTTGAAGTATTCTTTAATAGGTCGTCTATGATGGAGAAGCCCGTTACTTCTTTAGTTGATGGAATAATAAAGTTAATTGAAAAGCTTGGAGTACTTAAACACGCTCTGTTAGGTGCTGGCTTAGGCTTTATGACTTTTGGCAGTTATGGCGCTATTGCAGGTGCTATAATAGGTGGCACTATAGACCTAATGCCTGACCTCTACCGCAAGGCAGATGAAGTTGAGCGTAAAGGCCTTGAGATGGAAAAGGCAGATTTTGAGCGTCAAGCCAGGTGGAAGCGTATAACCCAAGACTATGCTAACGCACAGATTGCGAGAATTGATGCTAGATTAGCTGAGCTTTCAGGTAAGACTAAGAAAAGCTTCGAAGAAGAAGTTTTCAAGAAAATGACTGAGCATGTCGCATCAGCTTTTGATATGATGCTTGAAAAACTCGCCCCGTTAAAAGATAAACTGGGTAAACTTTGGGATGAGTTATCTGATCCTAAAAACATCAACTTGAAAGAGCTTGAGGGAAGTCTTGAAGGCTTTGACCTTGGTGCACAAAAGACAACTAAATCATTAGAAGATTTAGACAAAGAAATAGGTTCTATCTCTTCTAACATGTATGAGCGTTTTGTTAAAGCAGTTAACGACGGTAAAGTAGCTCTTGCTAACTTGTATGCTGATCCAGCTAAAATGGAACTTCTTTACAAACAAAGTGACAAGCGCAGGCAAAAAGCTCTTATCGAAGAAGCATTAGTTTATGCTAGATCTTCTAATGATGTAAACAAATATCGCTCTCAGTTAGCTACAGTTAACGCAGAACTAGAAGAGATTAGTGAAAATTTAGCAAAGATCGACTATAAAAAGCAACTTGCTCCTGCTGTTGCAATCACTAAACGTCTTGAAGATGAACTCGCTATGCTCAAGACAACAATGGTAGAAGGAACTCCTGAATACATAGCAGCACTAGCAGAAATTAAAACACGTTATGCTGATGCATTTGCTGACGTTACTATTACTCCAGAAGATTTTAAACAAATGGATTCTTTCACTAAATATCGTGAGCACATGAAAGAGATGAAAGAAGCCACTGGTGGATGGAAAGAAGGCATGCGACAAGCCTTTGACGAACTTCGTAAAGTATCAGTTATTGATCAGGTTAAAGGCTTTGTTGTTGGAGCTTTTGACAGCATGGAAAATGCGATTGTCTCCTTTACGTCTAAAGGAAAATCAGCATTTACTGACATGGTTGAAAGCATGATTAATGACTTGTTGCGATTGATCGTTCGTATGCAGGTTATACAGCCTATAGCTCAGTTGTTAAATACTACGTTTTTTGCTCAGACATCTCCTATGATAAGTCAAGGAGCTTTCTGGGAATCCGGAGCAACAGGATCACTCAGTTACGCTAAGGGAGGCTGGATCAACGAACACGTTGTAGGTCTTGGCCTTTCTTCTGGTAAACGTTATGATATAGGCGAAGGCGGAGAAAGCGAGAAGATTACACCTGCATCACAGATGGGTGAGCACAAAACCGAAGTCAATATTTACGGTGCTCCTGCTGGAACTCAGGTAAAAGAATCTTCCGAAGGTGGCATCAAACGAATTGATGTCTATATAGATGAACTTGTTGCATCAAAACTTGCTGGTGGAAGCAAATCTGCTAATGTTCTTCGTCGTGTCTATGGTCTTTCACCAGCACTTGCAGGGAGATAAAAATGGCTGATTGGCCCGCTACACTACCAACTGAATTTCCTGAAGACGGATTTACGTTACAGCCAGCTAGTGGTGTTATCCGTACACAGATGGATATTGGACCAGCAAAGACACGCAAACGTACATCTTCTGCAGTTGAACCATTTTCTGGCACACTTGTAATGACGAGAAACCAGTACCAAAATGCTTTTCTGCCTTTTTACTATAACAACATTGCTAGTGGTGCTATAGCATTTAACTGGACACATCCTGTTAGCGGTAATAATTGCGAGATGCGTATAGTATCGGCTAAGAGTGTAGGACCGGCAGGTGGAGAACTCATTTCCCTTCAGCTTGACATGGAGATATTACCGTGAGATCAACTAGCTTAACTTTTAGACAGGCAATTTACGCACAAGAAACGGACGAAGTTTTTATCGTCTTATTAGAGATTGATCATGCTGACTTTGCTTCTCCGATACGAGTATGCAACGATTCTACTGACATAACATCTAATGGTAATGTCTACACAGCATATCCGTTTGAAATTGAACTTCCGACCGATGAAGATGGAGATGTTCCACAAGCTCGCTTAACCATAGACAATGTAGATCGTAGCTTAACAGAAGCCATCCGTTCTATTCAATCCCCTCCTACCGTTCGTATAATGGTAGTCTTAGTATCTGATCCTGATACTGTTGAGATAGACCTTCCAGGATTTGTTTTTACAAATATCTCGTATGATGTAATGACGATTACTGGTATTATCTCTATAGAAAACTTTTTAAACGAACCTTTCCCAGGCGATATTTTCACTCCAACCCAGTTCCCAGGACTGTTCTAACTAAAATTCATGTTGCATTTTGCTAACCATTATGTTGGTACCAAGTTTAAAAATCGTGGACGCACGAAAGAAGGCGTTGACTGCTGGGGACTTGTCCGTTTAATATATGCAGAGCAATTTGCAATAGAACTGCCTTCTTATGACGATGAGTACAATTCTTCACACAATATCTCGGCAACGAGAGAGGCTATAGAAGAACACTCAAAAGAGTGGATAAATATAGAACCAGGTCAGGAACGCGCAGGTGATGTTATAGTTATGAAACTTTCTGGTTATCCTACGCATGTAGGAATGGTTCTAACAAACGGCAAAATGTTACATATAATAGAAGGAACAGACGCAGTTATAGAGAATTATCATAGTCGTCTTTGGCAACACCGAATTGTTGGATTTTACCGTCATAAGGAGCTTTTAAATGGAATATGTTGATCTTACTTGTTTCCTTAATCCATTTACACATGAGAAAACTCCCCTACAAGTTGCTGCTATTGGCAATCTCATAGACACAATAGACAATTCTGGACTTACCTTTCCTGCTGGAGTTCATGCGACTATTTTGCTGAATGGTGAAGTAGTCCCAAGAGAAGAATGGGAAACAACTGTTCCTAAGCCGGGAGATGCCATAGTTGTTAAGCTTATTCCTCAAGGTGGAGGTGGCGGAAAGAACATTCTTCGTGCTGTTATGACTGTTGCACTCATTGCTGGTACATGGGGCACAGGAACACTATTTGCTGGTGCTTGGCAAGGAGGCATGGGAACGTTTTTAGCAGGTGGTGCAGCAGGTGGATGGGCTGCTGTTGGGATCAATACAGCTCTTACATATACCGGGATGCTTCTTATTGATAAAATTGCTCCTCTTCCTACAGTATCAACCAGCCGTAAAAAAGAAGATGAGCCGAAAACTTGGGGCATTGAAAGCTCCACAAATCGTATGAATCCTTGGGGAGCCGTTCCTGTTCTCCTCGGAAAACACCGCTTTCATCCTCCTTATGCGGCACAGCCTTACAGTGAAATAGTTGGAGATGATCAGTACATCAACATGCTCTTCTGTGTAGGATATGCACCTGTTTATATAGAAGATATGAAACTTGGTACAACTGATATTGACGACTATATAGATAGCGAAGTCGACGTAGATGCAACCAGCCGAAACATAGAACATTGGGTGCATGAGAATTTTGATGCTAACAACTCAACTCTCAATTACTTCAAAAATGACATCCATGAAGATACAACTTCCTACGAACTTACTTACAATAACGCAATCATCCTGACGACACAACCAAACACAGATGAAATAATCATCGACATTACTGCTCCTAATGGTGTATATGGTTTTTCTTCATCTGGAGCAAAAACAGTTCAAACAGTTAACTTCGACATATTTTACGGAAATAATGCATCAAACAACTGGATCGGCGGAACATCAGCGATTAATAAATCTGCCAATAACTTTGCCATTCCTCTTCCTAGTAATGCCCTAGTAGTTGATCCTGACGCTGATCACTATAGTTTAACTCAAGAAGTTGTTGGTTATTCATACACTAGAATAGGAATAGATAAAACTAATGGTGCGTGGTGGACAGCTAATAGCGGGAATAACTCTTACAAAAGTGCTACTATAGCACGAAAACGTTGCCCTAACTTCCCAGGCTACATTGCACCTATTTGTGGTATTACACGATCTTCTAATGTAGCAAGCATGAATAATACTGCTGTTACTGATCTTCGTACAGATGAACTTAATTGCGGAAACAACGTAGTTGAGTTTGTTCCTTCTGCTAGCGGTAATAACGCTCATATAGCCGCAGGTAACATCACACCTGATACATCTATAGGTGCTGCTACATCTGCCACTATTCGACGTGGATACCGCTTTAAAATGAATAATGCTGGAACCTGGGACGTTAAAATAGTACGAACTACTGAAGACCATGATCCAGCAGTTGATAACATCTATGATACAATCTATTGTACAGCACTTCGTTCTGTAAACGGCAATCGCCACGCAGTCAACATGAGTGGCCTCTGTTTAGTTGAACTTCGTGTAAAAGCTTCTGAACAGTTTAATGGTCAACTTGATGACTTCACAGTTCTTGCAACTTCAGTTTGTAAAGATTATGTAATCTCGTCTGAGACTTGGACCGAGCGGCCTACCGCAAATCCTGCAGCTCTTTACCGTTATCTTCTTCAAGGTGCATTCAATAAACGTCCTAGAGAAGACGCAGAAATAGATTTAGCAGGTCTTGCTACTTGGTATGAATACTGCGTAGGAGAAGGCTTCGGATTTAATCTTTATTGTGACTACCAGACATCTTTATTTGAGATGTTAATAAATATTGCTGCTGCTGGAAGGTCGTCACCAACATACAAAGACGGTAAATACTCCGTTGTTACCGATAGTGCACAGACTACTCCAATCCAGCATTTTACGGAAAGAAATAGCTGGGGATTTTCTTCATCAAAAACTTTCTATGAATCCCCTCATGCATTTCGTATAACAATGGCTGACGAAGCTCAAGACTACTTTACAGAAGAAGCATTCGTCTACGACGATGGATATAACAGCACTAACGCAACCCTTTTTGAAGAGTTAAAACTTATTGGCTGTACGAACTATGATCAAGCATGGAAACACGGACGCTTTCACTTAGCACAACTTCGTCTCAGGCCGGAAACGATGAAGATCAACGTTGACATAGAAAATCTGGTCTGTACAAGAGGAGATTTAGTAAGAGTTACACATGATGTGCCTATGTGGGGGTTAGGGACAGGAAGGATAAAATCATTAAATACTTCCGGTAATAATATAACTGGTGTTACAATAGATGAACAGTGTAGCATGAACAACAATAACAATTATGCTGTACGAATACGTCTTTCTGATGGTAATTCTTCTTATCATAATATTACTACAGTTGCGGGTAATCAAACATCATTTAATTTTATAACACCAGTAGCAAGTAATAACAATAACATTAGTATAGGTGATTTACTTCTCTTTGGCGAAGCCTCCGATGAATCAGTTGAATGCCTAGTAAAAAATATTCGCCCTACAAGTGATCTTTGTGCAGAAATCGAGTTAATGGATTATTCTCCTGCTGTATACACTTCATGGAATAACAATATTCCTGCATACGACACTCACATAAACACACCACCTTCAGACATTGCACCGGTTATTTCCTCAGTTCGTTCTGACGAAAGAGTTATGATTCGCCGGGGCAATATCTGGTCACCACGTATTTTAGTTAATTTTAAACCCCGTGCATCTGACCGTCTTGCAAACATTTCCTATATGGAAGGCAACTTTAAGGTAGCTTACTCAAAAGCTTCTTGGCTTACGGTAGGCGTTATCCCTAAAGACGCAGGATCAGTCTACATTGATAACGTTGAGCAAGGTGTAACTTATTGGCTTCGTTTCCGTTACATTTACCGAGATGGTCATGCCGGTCCTTGGTGTTCTACTTACTCGCATGAGGTTGTAGGAAAGAGTGGTTATCCTAGTGATGCATCTTTTGATGATCCGAACTGTGAGTTCACGTCGAATAGAATTAAGTTTGCTATGCTTCCTATGACTGACTTTGACTTCGACTT